AAGTGCTGACATTAAACCAACTAATAGCGAGAATACAAACCTTTGCAACGGCTCACAAGCAGTTAAAGGGTAGTTTCTTATTTGAGCTGCCTAATATAAAGGGGCCAGATGAGGCGAGGGTCTATCCTTGCCTTACTTCATTGCTGGTATCGACAGAGCCAAGCGAGCAGCAGGAAACTTTCTCAATTCTTTTCACGGTTTGGGACTTACCATCTGATGATAATCACCGGATGCAAGCTCAAGAGGTACTCAGTGATACTAAGTTGATTTCAAATGATCTCGTTGCCTACTTGAAGTACGGCATGGATGATGTGTCACTTGATGTACCTGTGACGATGACCCCCGTTTACGATGCCGGAGAAGACGGGTCTTATGGATGGGAGTTTACATTGAATTTAAGACTTAACCAGGGGCTTGATTTATGTGTTGTTCCTGCTGATTTTATTACAGCTAATATTTACACTTACAATATTGACGGAGGTGCTGCGACAACAGTTTATCTCAACACCGTTACCGGAGGCACTTCTTCAACTATTTACGAAAACACCATCAATGGTGGTAATTCAACGACTTTACAATAAATAATACTATAAGACAATGACAGATATCACAGCCATAATAACAATCAGAAGGGACACATCCTCTAATTGGACCGCTGCAAACACTATTCTTGCCGATGGTGAGTTTGCTAAAGAAACTAATACCGGGAAGATAAAGCTCGGCAATGGTGTTACTGCTTGGAATAGTCTAGCTTATTTCACAGGTGATGTGAAATCGGTGAATGGTCAAACGGGAATTGTGTTAATCAATGAAGTTCCTAATGGCGGCACAACGGGACAAGTATTGGCGAAGAATAGCAATACTAACAATGACACAGAATGGGTTGATGTTGTTGCAAAACAAATATTCTTTTCCCTTTTAGGAAATTATAAAATTGACACTTCAGGGACAACTCCACCTGCAACTAGTGGCGACATTAAGTACTCAAATGCAACTCAGATAAGTTCGACTAATCTTTATGTCAGTGATCTAACTTCTGATGGAATAGACATAAATGTTGTGCTTTCCTTTTTAACGGTAGGCTCTGTCTTACTTATTCAAGATGCTAATGACCATTTGAACTACCAAAATTGGCAAATAAGTGCGGCTCCAACTTTATCTGGTAGTACTTATACAATCCCTGTCACGCTTTCTTCTTCTGCAGGCACAGGTACAACGGGATTTGCAAATAATCATGATGTCTTTTTCAGTGTATACGCAAGTCCTCAGAGCTTTGAACTTATAGCGAATAAGGATATCGATGGTACTTTAGCTGCAAATAGCGATACTAAATACCCATCACAGAAGGCAACCAAAACGTATGTTGATACGGGATTGGCAACTAAGCAGAATTCACTCGGATTCACTGCTGAGAATGTCACTAATAAGGATATTGACGGCACTTTAGCAGCTAATTCAGACACTAAGTATGCGAGCCAAAAGGCAACTAAGACGTATACTGATGCAGCAAAAGCTTCAGCGATATCAACGGCAAATGGTTACACTGATACGGGTTTAGCTGGCAAGCAAAACACTCTCGGATTTACTGCAGAAGATAGCGCAAATAAAGATGTTGACGGAACTCTGTCAGCAAATAGCGACATTAAATATGCTTCTCAGAGAGCGACTAAGATTTATGTTGATACTGGACTTTCTGCAAAGCAGAACTCTCTTGGATTTACGGCTGAGAATGTAGCAAACAAGGACATAGACGGGACATTAGCTACTAATAGTGATACTAAGTACCCTAGTCAGAAAGCCGTTAAAACTTATGTTGATACGGGTTTAGCAGCGAAAGAGAATTCATTAGGCTTTACTGCTGAGAATGTAGCGAATAAAGATACTGATGTAGCACTCACGGCCAATTCAGACACTAAATATGCTAGTCAAAAAGCAATAAAGAGCTACGTTGACACCGGACTTTCTGCTAAACAAAACTCTTTAGGATTTACTGCTGAGAATGTAGCTAATAAGAAAAGCACGATTGCAAATAGTGCTACTGATTATCCTTCAAGTGCAGCGGTCTTTTTAGCATTGGCTGACAATTTAAAGCCTAGGGTTTCTGCTTCTGCAACAGCAACTACGCTGACAATTAATGCAGATTCTTTTGATTGCATAAGTGTCACCGCTCTTGCTTCTGCTCTGACTTTAGATTGGAGTGGAACTCCGGTTGATTTTCAAGGAATGATTATCAGATTGAAAGACAACGGTACTGCCCGTGCTTTGACCTTTACAGGTACAAAATTTGAGGCGAAAGGAACTGCCTTGCCAACAACAACGGTAGCTGGTAAAGTTTTAACAGTTGCATTTCTATACGATTCTGTCACGGGTAAATTTGGATGCGTTGGAGCGCAGAAAGAGGCATGATTTTAAATTCTATCATATCAATGATGGGTGGAGCCTTAGTATTAGGTCCTAAAACTTTAGCTTATTCAACTGTTGTAACTTCAAGAGGTGGTAGTTTAACAACTAATGAGCTTTTATATTTAACTACATTTGAAACATCATTAGGTTCTGATTTAGATGAATTTGACAGACTTTGGATTCATGGATTAGGTAATGATGTAGCAGCTCGCACTTCTTTTGTTAACCCTACAAGCACAATTATTACAGCTGTTAATAGTCCAACATTTATAGCAAATCAAGGTTATCAAGGTAATGGCTCGACATCATATTTAAATACTAATTATAATCCGTCTACTCAGGGTGTAAAATATACGACTAATAATGCATCAGCGTTATCATACATACTAAATAATGTTATTGGTGGTACATCTATTGGAAGTTTTAATGGAAGTAGCACGGGTCCTTTCCTACTTCCGCAAGCTTCATTAAATACTCCTGTTTACTTTATAAATAATGCGCCAAATGATACTAATGGTTCAGGAAATTCATTAGGGCTTTCTACAATAAATCGTTATAGTTCTTCTTCTGCAAATCTTTATAAAAATGGAATTTTTAATTCTGTAAATGTTAGACCAAGCAGTGCAATACCAAACTTATCTGTATTTATTTCTGGTCTCAATAACAATGGAACTTATGGCTCGGCATTTACTGGTAAAATATCAGTAAGCGGTCTTGGTAGTTCAAACTACAATCAAGCAAATTTATATAGTGCAATTCAAGCATTAGGCACATCGATAGGTTGGGCAGTTTAAAATATGAATACATTTTATAAAATATCAAAACAAGATGCTGACAAGGTTGGCTATTTTGAATACTCCGGAGGAAATGCTTTTAGTCCTTTCTGCGCAGAGCAAGTTGATGGGACTTACCTAGTGTCATGCAGTCTTGTTGAGCAGCTAAAAGACAATGCTAACATACTTAAAGCCGATTGGAAAAGTATGGAAGTAATTGACGAAACAGAAATCGACACAAAAGAAGTATCAATACTTGGTGCAAACTCTTAAAAATTAATAGATAATGAACTTGAATAACATCCCTTGGAGCCTTGTAATCTTCGTAGTCGGCCAGAGTGGCCTTGCAGCATGGGCAATTATTAAAATGTACTTTAAGCTTAACGCTCTCGATGAGAAAGTAAACAAGCTTGAAACAGAGAATAAAGAACTAAAGCTGCAACTAAAGATACTAAGTGACACGCTATTGTTAGTCAAGAATAACACCGACCTATTGTTATTAGGCAGAATTAAAACAGGGGCAAAGGCTGCATGATATCTGAACACATCACATACGAGGAAGCGACTAATAGCCCTACCGCTACACGCTTAAAAATACGGAACGAACCGGATGAAGCAACTCTCTACCGGATGAAGATACTTGCTGAAGAAGTTTTCGAGCCGCTCCGTAAATGGTATGGCAAGCCGATTAGGATAAACTCTTTCTACAGATCACCAGAACTCAATAAAGCTGTTGGAGGGTCAACAACTAGCCAGCATTGCAAGGGTGAGGCAATTGATATCTCAGCCGGAAGTAAAGAAGAAAATAAGAATCTATTTTATTGGGTAAAGGCTAATCTTGTGTTTGACCAGCTTTTGTGGGAATATGGCGATAAGAGTGGTCCGGATTGGGTTCATATCAGTTTCAGACATAAAGACAACAGAAATCAAACACTAACAATAAAATGAAAGTAGCAGAAGTGAGAAGTAGTAGGGAATCTGAATACGGCTCACCTGCTGACAACATGGAAATTCAATTGAGAATCTTCCATGCCTATTTCCAACACAAGCCAGCTTCTGAGTTTACCAGACAAGACATGGCCATGATTGGAATCATCATCAAGTTGGCTCGCCAATCCTTTAAGCACAAAGAAGACAATCTAATTGATATTGCCGGATGGGCAGACGTAGCGAATAAAGTATGAAGGATATCTTAAATAAAATTATCGGGTCCCTGGACAATAAGTCTCATGGATTTAGCGGTAAAAAACTGAGCGCATTCATTGTGATTGGCTGTGTCGTGGCTGCTCACGTTAAGTGGATTGCTGAAGGCAACTTTGATATGCTTGAAATAGTACTGACAATTGATTATGCCTTCATTGCGACCCTGTTTGGGATTAACGTGGTTGATAAAAAACAGAATCCAACGGAGTGAATTTCCGATTAAACATATTCTTTTTATCAGTCATAACGGCCTTATGTATGTTCATTTTATTTCGTGAATGTGGACATAAGCCTATTGAGGTATCAGAGCAGAAACAAGCCATTAAAGCTCTAAAGCTTTCCATCGATTCTGTTCAGAAAGTGGTTGTGTTCACGAATACGGAGCAAATAAAGATAGTGAACAGATGGCGGGAGGTAAGGCATGATTCACTAATTCCATGCGAGCAACTGCTTGTCTTATGCGATACGTTAGTGACCGCAGATTCATCATTGATCTCGGAGCAGAAGGTCTTAATAGGAATGCAAGATTCAGTTATAAAGATTCAAGACTTGGTCATTAAGTCGGATAGCATTACCATCACAAAACTCAATAAGAAAGTTAAAAATAGAAAGCTCATCTTTTGGACAGGGTTTGTCCTTGGAGCAGCGACCAACCTAATCCAACAACAATGAGTATTAAAGCCGACATTATTAAAAAGGAATTGACAAGGTTTCCAAAGACCCCAATTCTGACCCTATCAAAGAAAATATACAAGGAGAATCCCAAGGTGTTCATGGATGTGGAATCCGTGAGAACACTGATGCGATATTACACGGGAAAGCAGGGTGTAAAGAATAGACCGAAAGCCAAAGAATTTGCTCAGGCATTGACACATGATACAAACCCCTTTAAGCTTCCGGAATCTTATGCTGAGACTTTTGAGCCATACATTATTAGTCAATCTAAGACACTCATAATCTCTGACCTACACTTTCCTTATCAAGATAATAAAGCCATTACTGCAGCCTTAAAATACGGCTTAAAGGAGCAAGTTACTTGTATTCTGATTAATGGTGATTTATTAGACTTTGCAGGAATCAGCCGACACGAGCGTGATTGGAGACAAAGGTCAGTATTTGAAGAATTTGAAGCAGTCCGGAAGTTTCTTAAGATGCTCCGTGATAAGTTCCCGAATGCAAAGATAGTTTTTAAGGAAGGCAATCATGATGAGCGTTGGGAGAAGTGGCTTTATGTCAAGGCTCCTGAGTTATTCGATGACCCTGAATACAAGCTTGAAGTTCGATTAAGATTAGGGGAGTTGAAGATTGATATTGTAAAGGACCGCAGGCCCGTAAAGATTGGTCATCTAACCGTATTACATGGACATGAGATGGCAGGTACTTCCGGAGGGGTTAACCCTGCCCGCAGTACTTTTACCAAGACTTTAGAAAGCGTGTTGATTGGACACTTCCATAAGTCCAGCTCCCACTCTGAAAGTTCAATGTGGGGTGATTTAAAGGTGACTGAAAGCGTTGGTTGCTTGTGTGGTCTACATCCCCAATTTATGAGAGTAAATAAGTGGAACTATGGCTTTGCAATCGTTGATCTAAATATCAAGACAGGCGAATATCAAGTAGGGAATTATAAAATAATTAACGGAAAGGTATACTGATGATTTTCGAGTTCACAATTTGGGACACCCATAAGCAGCCAATTCAGACAGAGGATGGCGATTTAGTATGGCACAATGTCGAGGATTCTGATGACGATGCGCCCTGGAAGACCTTTAAGTTTGCTCTGGAATTTAAACAGGTCAAGGTTGACTATTTTTATGAGACCGTTATCTTCCAACAGGACGTTCCGGTCCGGTGTACTCGGGTTGTCCTGAGTGATGGGTCCTCCGTTCTTGCCAAGTGGCAATACGACACCTTTCGGGAGAGATACAACGAGTTGAAGGAGTAGGGGCAATCGGAACAAAACGATACGCTTTTATACGCAAATATCCGTACTAACGTGTTATAAAAGATACATTAAGGCAAATTTTGCGCCTTATTAAACAAGTTATCAGACATTGCTTTTACCCCCTCATATTTTTCTACTGCTTTATTTCTGATTTCTAAATTTAGATTGTGATAGACATCTGTTATGTCTTGAATAAAATCTACTTGTTTTGGTTGCAATCTGCCTTCAAGGCTTGCTATTAAATCATCAGCATGTTTAATAAGGTTTGTAAAATCGTATTTAAGTTTCATCTTAAATTCTCCCGTTAACATTGTTGAATGCTCGCTAAGAGCTTTTAACTGAGCAATGAATATTAATCTTGCTGCTTCTATTTCTGATTGTTTCATATTATTGTTTTTAAACCTCCAAAACCACCTAAATTAATTAGTTTTGGCAAGTTATATTATTGTTTTTTTGTATTTTTAAAAGCATTAGGTAGCCAATGAGATCACTGAGATTATCTTCATTTGCCCCCTGCAGGCCCACCTTTTTAATCCGGCTCAGTTTATCGTTTATCCTTGCTATGATTCCAAGTTCAACTTGTTTGTCCTTATCAATCCCATCAACATTGATGGTCCAATCGGAATTAAATATTGAGCCGTTATAACTTATGTTTTTTGAGATTGCCATGTCTTTCATGGAATCGTATTCCAATTTTATCAGGTTGTTTATTTCTTCTAATGTCATATGTTTAAAATGGTAAAGGTTCTTTGCTAGTTATAATATCAGCCCCTGCTATTAGAAAGTCCGTGTTCTCTTGGATTCTGGAAGGCATCATGTTAATCCAATTATCGTAGTTTGGATGGCCTTTAAAATATCTGCCATTAGTGCTATCCCATCCTAAGTGAACACACCCCGTCTGACCCCAATGCTTGAACTTTACCTTCTGAATGTATACTTCAGTCTGTCCCGTTTCGTAATTCCTATAGATGGTCAACCCATTAGCGGTCTTGTTATAAAAGTTAGCAGAGCCAGAGATGCTATAAAGATTAGGTACTTCATAAAGTCCGGTATCTCGGTTCTTACTAATCTTAGTCGGATGAGCAACTAGGAAGCAATGCACCTTATTTCTCTCGCAGAACATGACAATCTTATCAAGCTGCTCGGATATGTACTTTGTTTCAGAGGTCGTATACTGATGATCTAACTTGTTCCAAGCATCAATCACAAAGGCTTTTATCCCTTTTTTACGCACCAAGGAACGGACAGAATCTAGAATGTTATCGAGTGTGAAATTCTCTTTAGGATTAATGAAGAAGAAATTCTTTGCATGATAATCAATCATCTGCCTTAAATCTGCAGGGGACATTCTGTTCATCCCTTCAAATGGCTTACCCGTTATCTTCTCCGCAAACTTGCTGAAGTGTAATTCGAGCGGGTGGTTCTCTGGAGAGTAAAGGGCAGTCTTCCAATCATGGCTCACGTTGAGCTTGCAGAGAATGAAGTCTAAGAACTCAGACTTTCCGTGTCCTGGTATTCCTGTGATGGTTGTCAGGTAGCCTTCTTGGAACCGGATAAACATGTCAACTTCTGCCATGCCAATCCCGCTCCCCTTTGGAAGACCGTTATTGTAGTAGTTGTAAATTTCTTCTTCAATATCGTTAGCATTGAATACCCCCTCTATCGGGAATTCTTTGGCGGCATTCATGGCTTCAGTTACTCCCTGAATCCCGTATTTGATTAGGCAATCGTTAGCATCTTTGCAATCCTTAAATCGGACGTAGGTGCAATTCTCAAAGCCTAGTCTTCGTGCCAATTCATTCTGAAGGTTCTGTCCGGCTTGGTCGTTATCAACTGCTAGGATGAACTGAGTATCTTCTGAGAAGGAATCTATTGAATTATCAAGGTAGTCGAAGTTTATCTTCCCAAGTCCTGCTCCATTGGGAACAGAAACTACGTTCTTGAATCCACATTCATACAGAGCAAGGCAGTCCATTTCACCCTCGACAATGATGATGGTATTGTTGTGGATGGAGCAATCAAGATTGTAAAAAATTAACTCGGCTCCTTTGGCAAGTTTAAAAGACTTATTTTTGCCTCGATATTTTACATTTATCAATTCTCCATTCCGGAAATAATTGAACTGAATCGTATTGATTTCGGCATTGATTTGAGGCATCCATTCCATCCCTTCACCAACTTTCATGTCTAATAGCGTTTTTTCGCTAATTTTGCGCCCGCTAAAGAACTTTATTAGGTCAAGTGAATACTTACTACCACTTTTAAATAAAGGTCTCTTATATTCAATTTTTGTGGGTTTCGCTATAAACTCTTTTTTGAGGACCAGAACCACTCCGCAATGTGAACACTTGCCAGCTCCCTTCAGAACATTGAAAGAAAAACATTTGTCGAGCTTCTTCCTGCGCTCCGGTGAACATACGGGGCAGGTTTGAGGGTTCTCACCCTGCTTGGCTGCAAAAACTTGGTATTCTCTTTTGTCGACCAGATTAACAACTTTAGTTTCCATCAGTATACCATCCCTCCCGTCTTCCTTTGTGGGTGTTTGTTAATCCATCGCTTGAGATGGGTAGAGAAATCAGACATCGAGTTGTAGTCTGCTTCACTGACTGCTCTGAAATCAGATAGCCTTGACAGAATTTCATCCTTGGACTTACCGAGATCACGGCAGACAGATTCTAAATAACTTGAATTCGGAAAGTCAGAAAAAAAAGTTTCTTTTCTTTCTTTAACATTATCAGTTACATTATCAGTTACAGTAACATTATCAGTTACATTAACATTTACATTATCAGGTTTTCTAGGTTCTTTTTGTAACCCAGAATAACCTGCTGGGTTTTCTAGGTTTTTTTCTGTCTTAGGTCTACCCCCTAACTTTCCGTTCTCCTTGGACTTTTCAGACCTTTTTTCCCACTTTTTTAAATCTCGCTTTAATTGTTGCTTTATTGGTTCAAAAACAATTTCAACGACTTGGTCTTTAGGTTTTGGATTTCTGTCATTGATATACTCCAGAATTGTCACAAACAATTCTCCCACCCTTTGCTTGCCTTTTGAATCTTTTTCATCTTTAATCATCTTCTCAATTGTGTAAATTAAGTCGGCATAGATCAAAGCACTTTTTTTATTCTCAGCCATTACTCACCCCCTGAAAAATCTTGTTCGACAATTCTTCAAGCTCAGGGGTGAACCAGTTTTTTTGTTTTAAATAGGGCAGATGCAATAGGTATCTATCCGCTTCGATGTCATAGATAAGCCTTCCATGTTGCTTATACTCTAAGTAGCCATCAACTACTTCTACTGTCGTGTGCATTCGCTCAGCCATTGTATGTGGTTTGTGGGTTTAAAAATTAGAGCGGTGCAAGGAATCGAACCTTGTTTGACCTTGTATCTCACCGCTTACCTTTATCTTACATCATCTCTATCATCAATCTCCCATTCAAGCCAGACTGATATCGCATAGAGAGCAACTAGGGCAACTACTATCCCGAGGGTAACTCCAGCCAAGAATGTCATTTCTTCTTTGTTTTAATGGTGTACTTTCCGTTTACTGCTTTAGGGATTTTCATCCCAATCTTTCTGAGGCTGCTGATTGCGGAGCGAAATGAATTGCCAGAGGCAAATTTCACGGTCTTCTCAGTTACTGCTTTTCCTGACTTAAGGATTGTTTGCAGCTTTTCTGTTCTACTTACTTTTGCTTTTTTCATTGGTTTTGTTTTTGTGTGGTTTGGTTTATTTTAAATCCTATAAATTCTTCTCCCTTTTTTACTATTGTCTTTTTTACATTTAGCTCATCTATGTCCCTATCGTTGATCTTATACTTCTTTTGCAGAATATCTAGGAAAGGTTTAATTGGGTTGTCGATGTCTGAAAGCTTACTCATCCCGAATTCAATTATCACTATGTACGGAGGGGGTGGTGGTGTTAGTGCTGGCAGGATAAGCAGAAGGTCCTTTTCGTATTTGTGGTAAATGTCCGTCTTGAACCTTCTGCCCTGCCATACTTGATTAACAGAAACAGGCTTGTAGTTTAATTTAATCACTCTAGTTTTGATTTGTAGTGTTCAATTATCCGCTCCATTTCTGTCTTGTAGAATGAATCAAAAGCAATCCCTTGTCCTCTGCTGACTAAGTATAAAACATCACGCAACCTTTGAGATTGTGACTTTGATTTCTTGCCGTTGACAATCGGTTCACTATCAATCAATTCTTCTTCAAGGTTTGTCACGTTAGTATCTGATAGCAGACACTTAACATACTTTGAGCGGAATTGGAATAGCTTTCCAACATTCTCTGCATCCATTTCCTGAGTGGCAAGGGTGAACACGACAGACCCATCCTGCCGTGTTTTTATCCCCTCTATTGAACCATCAATCACTAACTTCATTTGATCTGTAGATTCTGATTTACTTGGATATGCGCTCCGATTGTTAACTCTCCAGCTTTGATGGCAGTTTTTATGGCTGTCTTATCGGGAGCAGTAGTTGTCTTGGTCACCATGAACTTTGCCGGAATAGAATCCACATCATCAATCTCAACTGATTCGGAAGCTCTGAAGGATATCTTAAGGACCGGACTTTCAATCTTGTCAACTCCGAATACTTGCATTGCTACTGAGAGATTATTCTTTAGCTTCTCAATAGATTTTGTCCTGGACTTCTTCAAGGCATCAAGGCGGTCAATCTCGCTATCAATGATGCTACATTCTCCGGTTAATTGCTTAATAAGAAAGCCGTAGTTTGTCCCCTTTGTTGTTAGGTTCTCAGCGTTTAGCTTTAATAATTCTTCAATTTCTGGAGTAAGTTCCCCGCCATTCTCGATGAGTTGTTCTACAACTTCCAGCTGGCTTTTTTCGATTTCATACAGGCTTAGTTTCATGATGCTATTTTTGAAAGGTTAATTAATTCTGATTTTACGGGTGCTGCTATTGTATATTTCTTTTCAATCTGCTCCATTGTTACCTTGCCAGATTGTAGGCTCATTACTGCCTTATCAAAAGCTTCCGTGCCTTTATTAAGATAGAGGGGCTTGGCTGCAACAGGGATGGCTTTACTTGCCTCGTGTCCATCATCATCTTCAATCTCTAAAGAGAGTAAACCAGCCAGCAGATATCTTCTGTAGTAAGTGATGGCACTGCCTGACTGCTGTGGTGTTAGCCCTGTCGGCATATCCATTGAGCTGTCGTAATGTTCACCAGATTCGCTATCAATGATAATTGTCTGCACCTGGTTGCCTTTAATGGGCTGCAGCAGGATAAGTCCAAGGTCCGATAGGATAGGCTTTACTTCCGATAGGATTTGTGGAAGCGTTGCATACTTCGACTTGAAGTGTGGATTGTTGCCATCCTTCTTGATGGCTTGGATTGTTTTTTGAAACTTTAAAAGTTTGCCTAATGATTTCGTTTCCATGATTTTTGTTTTACAAGATTTAATTGATTAGAACGGTAAATCATCGCTTTGGACGTTATAACTACCAACAGCTGGAGCGGCTTGTTGAGGTTGTGAACCCCTTACACTATCGTAAACAACTTTGCCATTTCCGATGTACTTTGCTTTCACTTTGGCGGCTCTTTCCTCCTTTGTTTGGCCTTCAGTGATTGCGCAGTCATTGCCGTAGCTGTCTTTCTCATCGTTGATGATGATTGAGACGTTGTAATACTTAGCACCGTTCTTTCCTAGAGTGATGCGTGCTTTGTCGATTTTTGCGAGGTCGATACCTGCTGAGATGATTTTACTCATGATTTATTGGTTTATTGGTTTATAATTAATTTAAGACCATTCAGATGTACGTTCATAAAGCGGAGATAGGCCGGCACGAAGTCTCAGGACTTGGAAGCCTCCAGATAATTGATAGAAAGCATCGTTAGCACTTATTTTTTCTAGCTTTACTTGATTGTAGTATCTAGCCTGAGTACTGATTAAATCTGTCGCTAGCTCAAGGAGTTCTTCTCTTGTTAGGTTATCTAAATTCATGCTGCTACATTTTTAGATTCAACAATACTTACATAGTCACTCAGTGCTTGTGAAAGGCTGTGATACTTTGCAGTGATGTCATTAATAGCCTTTACATGTCGCTCTCGCATGCTTGCAATGGAATCACATGTATTCAAGTGTTGAGCCTTTAGCATGGCATTCTCGGCCTCGGCTTCAGTTAATTTTCTCCGTAACTCAGTCACGGTCTTTTGCAGGTAACTTTCGATTTCTCTGTTCATGATGCTTGTCTTAGGTTATATTGTTCAACTTTATTTTTTAGCTTATTTACTTTCTTGATTAACTCCTTGGTGTGGCCGTAGATGCTATTGCTTCTGCTGTAGCCGATGGGCTTTGACTTGATGAAGTTGCCATCTTGGTCAAATTCCTCAATCTCATGCTTGGCTCCCTTAACCATGATCTCCTGCAGATTCCTGTGGAAGTCACTGAGATGCTGTAATTCCTGCTCAATGCTCATCCCTGAATCAAAAGTGACGGGGGTCAGGAAGTTGTCAAATACTGTCTGTTTCATTTTTTTGGATTTGTTGGTTTATAATGTCTTAGCTTTTGTCCCCAGCTACGATTCTCAGTCTGCTGCTTTTTCTTTTTCAGTTCTGCCATTTCCTCAAGACGCACATAAGCTTTCTTGTTAAGTTGGAGGGCAAGAGATAAGGCGAGGGAGGTTTGCATTACGCTTCGATTAATTTCTTAGTTGATTGAAATTCCTGCAGCCCTTCCTCGGCATCAGATGCAATTTTAGATTCGATAGCGGGTAGGCATCCGGAGCAGATGTCACCGAGTTCAGTGCTGTAGACCTCTTCTGAATATCCGCTGCAGTGCATGCAAGGGAATAAGTCGGCACTTACAATCTCGTTGTAAATGGTTGGGTCAAGAGACCTGTCGTATCTTTCAAATAGGCTCATGATTAGTCTTGGTCTTGATTAATAACTTTACTAGTAAATGCTAGTACTTCCTTTTCACGTAGGTCGTAAAACTTAGCTATGGTCTTAATAGCTTTTAGAGTGCCATTACCACCTGACCGAACCCGAGAGACATTCTGTGGAGTGATGGCCGTTAATTTGCTTAGTTGAGCTAAGTCACCGACTTGCTTTAATTTTTCCCATTTAGCAACTAATTCTGCTGATGCTGTCATTTTGTTTTGGTTTAAAAAAAATTATTATCTTTGTATTGTTATTTTGTTAGTACCTTACTAATCACAAGGCAAAGTAAAGACATGTATTAGTAAAATCCTAGTAAAATAATTTAAAACAATAGTAATTTAATGTTAATAAGTATGAAACAGACAGTAAATGAGAGAGTTAGGCTGTTAAGAACTTCCTTACGGCTAAATCAGGTAGATTTCGCAAATGCCCTGAAAATCAGTCCCAGCTTGATAAGCAAGATTGAAAGGGGTGATGAAATGAGTATGGCGACACTTGACACCATTATTAAGACATACCATGTTCCCGAGGAATGGCTTGTCACAGGTAGCGGGACAATGAGCTATAGAGAACCAGAACCAGAAGTTCAGTTCAATCCAGCGGCTGATATTCTTTACAATGAGATGAAAGACCAGATTCTTTTCATGAGAGAAACAATTAAGTCACTAACTGAACAAGTAGAATTTTTGAGAGAGATGGTGAGAGCGAAATCTTTTCGAAAGGCCATTAATCAACCGACTCTCCGTAAAAGGAGAGGGTTAGTGGCCAAGATGATCTAAGAGGTTATCTCGGTAATTACCGCTCCGATTCATCCCCAAAAAATTTAAGGGGAGAAGGTTTAGGAGCAGGCTCGTCCCCAGGAGAGGGAGCTAGCGTAATTACCGAAATAAAGCCTCTGTGTTTATCACAGGGGCTTTGTTATTATCTCTCAAATCAAGTCGTACTAAAGGTAAACCCCGAGCTTAATTTCAACGTACTTAAAAATTCATGGATTTATGAAATTATTTAACTTATTCAACAAAACACCAGAATTCGCCCCAATTCTTAAGGAGTATTTCTCCCATCACGGAAGAGGGTTAAAGGATTCAACAATTGAAAAGCATCTATTTTATTATCAGAACATCGAAAGATTCCTCAATGAAAACTACCCAGGTATCAGAATTGGTGATATTAGGGTAAAGCACATGGAACATTTGAGGACGTACATTTTGGAAGCTAGAGCATGTAAGATAGGTCATGCCTCACGGCACATCGAACATTGCAAGTCGGCCTTTGAATATGCCCTGCTAATGGAATACCATGACCGCAATCCAATCTCAGCCATTGCCTGCCAGCGGGAAAAGCTAAAGGAACCTGTAAGCTTGACAGAAGCAGAGATAAAAAAAATCATGTCGCATAGTTTCACATCAAGCAGTTGGCAGCTAACCGTTGATCTATTCCTATTCCAAAGTTTCACGGGATTATCCTTTATTGACCTTTGGCTTTATAAGGTCGAAGTCGAAAGGATGGGAGACCAAGTCTATAAATGGGTAACGGGTCCAGAAGGTAGGGGTAAGAATAACAAGCCTTATCACTCAGAGCTGAATGAATATGCTGAAGCCATCCACAACAAATACGATGGCAAATTCCCTAAGATTACCAATCAGTTCTACAACCGGACCATCAAGAAGATTGCCTTTGCTCTTAATATCAGCAAGGACTTAAGCAGCCACAATGCTCGGAAAACTTATGCAACTCTCAGATGGATTCAAGGCAGGAGCCTCGATTCAATTGCCGATGAACTTGGCAATAGTCCTGAGATGACTAGAAAGCGATACATCACACCAGGCAGAGAGAGGGTGAGAAATGAATCCATCCGGCTCCGTGACGTTCCGTTATTTAAAAAAATGATACCTTTAAGTACTTAACCACCTAAATACCTAAAAAAATGAAAAAAACAATTGTAGTATTAGCATTGCTTGCATTTGCTTGCAATAAAGAAAGTAAAACTCCTGAGCCTACTCCAATACCTGTTAAGGTATTAAAGAAGCAGAAAGTTAGCGTAATGTATCAGAATGGCTGTTCTAATTCTATGGTCACATTGAAATTAACTTATGCTGGAAAGGACACTCTTTTAAACAATAAAACTTTCTGGGCTTTATTTGAAGATTCCATAACAGCCGAAACAATTAAGATTGAACCCGGAGGAATTACTTGTATGACTTACTCCGTAAACGTAAGGATTAATGAAGTTGCAGTAAAAACTTATACTACTATTTATACATCTGTAACTCATACCCTTCAATGAGTAAGAAAGCAAAGATGAATGTCACCGACCAATTGAAGATAATTGAACAGATACTTGAAATCCTGCCGCCACCAAAGAAAAAAGGAAAGACGGTACTTACTCTAAAAATTAAGCCAGACAAATAGTCTGGTTTTTTTTTATCCCTTTACTATTTTAGGGTAGCCTAAACAATTATTTAGGGTATGCTAACAAATTGTGCAAAACTAGAGTAACATAAAATTCCAATCGGATATACCTTTGAGTTCAATGAAAGAGATAGTTGATGCTCACTTTCTTGAGAACCATGAATACTACAAGAAAGTATGTCGCTACTCCTTTAAAGACCGCTATCTCTGGGAAGACCTACTGCAGGAAACATACCTATGCTTTCTCAGAGTTAAGCCGGAAACAATAGAAAAGTATCACGAACTCGGCAAACTTCGCTCAATAGGAAACATAATCATCCGCTCACTATACCAAGACAGAAAGAGAGCAAAGAAGAATAAGAACGGACACACTTCACCGCTATTTGAATTCAATTCATATAGCAATGAAGATAGCAACCTGCAGGATTCTAACGAACTAAACTACTTTGAGATTGAACTATACGAATTAGAGATGAAGGTTAACTATGACAAAGCTCTCGTATTATTTGACAAGGCATTAACAGAACCCGTCTCAGATCATGCGGGAGCAAGTTCCTTCCTGAAGATTAAAACATTCCTAGCAGTGCAAGATTCTAACATCTACAGAATAAGCAAGCAGACCGGAATAAACAGAAAGTACATTACCGATGTTTACAACGAAGCAAGAGAATACATAAAAAAAGAAATAGCAAAATGAACAACTTAGACCATTACACAGCAAACAAAGAAGAATTTGATTTTTGGGTAGCCCAACACGTTAACGGACAGACACCCAAGCTTGAAGTAAGCAACGACATCTTCCAGCCACTTATCGCTCCATTCCTTAAAGCAAATCCAACGGTTAATATCTATGGATGTAAAGAATGTGTACTTGATATGTTAGTCTGGACCAAAGCTCAACTTAAAAAGAAATAACATGGCAAAGCCAATACTCGTAGTTCGGACACCGAATTACAATAAAGAACTAGGGAAGCTTATCTCAGCAGGGGTGAACAATGAATATCACGTCCTGGTTGTTGCCATGCCGGAAGATTCAGAAGTCTCCTTCGAAACTCACAACGCTGAGCGATTAAACTCCCTCGAGATGAAGGACCTAAAGAAGGCAGTATTTGAACACAACAAAGCAAGCAAGCCAAAGCCAACAATACTCAGCAAGGCTAATTAATGGAATATGAATATCAATCCTTTTGGAAATAATGCACCCAACCCGAATATTTAAGACACCACAAGACCTAGCCAAAGCTTGGGAGGAATTTAAAGAAGACCTGAAAGAACAAGCCAGAGATTGGCCAAAGGTTCAATACGTTGGTAAAGACGGAGAAAGAATGGTCGACTATCCCGTTCTTCCTATCACCCTTGAAGGATTCTACCGATTCTGCAGGGGGAAGTATGGTGATGTTAAGGAGTATTTTGTGAATAGACCTAATGATGGAAAACGATACTACGATGAATTTACCACCATCTGTCATGCGTGTAAGGACGAATGTCGTGAGCATCAGATAATTGGAGGGATGATTGGTAACTTCAATCCATCCATCACTCAGAGATTGAATGGACTTAAGGAGCATACTGATACTGTTAGTACTACGAGTATTCAGATATTGAACATTGACCCTCTGACTTCTATAGAGTAAGAATGTGATTCAACAGACTACTTCATTAAGAAAGATAGCGACACTCCGAAAACCAATAAGCATTGTCAGGGGTGGTCAAGGTTCTGGAAAGACCATCTCGATTCTTATTATCTTAATCAATCATGCTAGTGGAGTTCCCAATCGGGAGATACTTGTATTATCAGAAGAACTAACTAAAATGAGATTGACGGTCATTAAGGACTTTGTCAAGATCATGAGAGAAATTGGAATCTTTGAGCCAAGTAGCTTCCTCGCTGAGACCCTTTACAAGTTCCCTAATGGCTCCTTTATTAAATTCATAGGATTAGATAAGGAAGATGTCGGAAAGGGTCTGAGGTCACATGTGGCCTATTTTAACGAGGTTAATAAGTGTAATCGAGAATCTTATGTTCAGGTTGCCTCCCGTGCTGACAAAGTCTATGCCGATTACAATCCCGATGCTGAGTTCTACATCGACACCGATGTAATACCAAGACCGGATGCTGACTTCCTTCAGTTAACCTTTAAAGACAATGAGTTACTTCCAGAGAGGGAGCGGGAGAATATCTTAAATTATTACAATCAAGGTTATAACGAAGACGGCAGTATTAAGGATGCCTATTGGGCTAACAAGTGGCAAGTATACGGACTAGGTAACATCGGTAACCTGCAGGGGGTTGTCTTTAGTAATTGGCAGATATGCGATGAGATACCTGACCATGCGAACACCCTTTGTTATGCGATGGACTTTGGATTCACCAATGACCCTACTGCTTTAATTCAAGTTTTTAAACACGATGGCATGCTTTGGCTGGATGAGCTTGTTTATGAGCGAGGCTTAACCAATCCGGACATAGTTGCTAAGTTGGTTGAGTACGGGGTCACGGGTCCTATTGTGGCAGATTCAGCAGAGCCTAAGAGTATTGAGGAAATACGGAGAATGTGGTCCGGTGATATTGAGCCAGCTGAGAAGGGACCGGATTCAATTAGGAATTCAATAGACACCCTGCACAGGTATAAGTTGATGGTAACCAAGACTTCACTAAATCTAATAAATGAACTTAGATCATATCGGTGGAGGGAAGATAAGAGCGGCAATTCTCTTAATGAGCCGATTGATAAGAATAATCACGCTATTGATGCCGTGAGGTATGCTGCTTTGAATTACATCGGGAACCCATCAATATTCGAAGTATACTAGGGTACAAAGTCCGAGATTCTCATATTATTAGAGTATGGGTATGCAATCATTCAATGATTTCACGGTAGAGCAGTTCCAAGAG